ACTTTCATTGCACTTACTCCCATATAATTTTTGGTTTTAGAAAAAAACCTCTAGCAGTTTAGAGCCACTAGAGGTTTTGGTTATTTTTTGTTTAATTTATTGATACGTACCAGCTCATCATACCAGTATAAAAGTCCTTCGAAATCCAAATCATCGCAATACATATTCCTAATTGTTTTAGGGTTCCAATGATGATAATCTACTAAGCTTTTAATTATGTTATCCAAGCTTTCTGCATCACAATTACGAAAAAACGGACGCTACTGAACTTACTACATCGTAATCATATCTACTAAGCGCATCCAATATCGCTACGGGTTGACTAATTACGTGTGCAACCATTCTAAGTTGCAAGTTCAACGGATCAACTCTTACATCTAAGCCTTTTGCTATGTTGGCCAAGTTTGTTGGCTTGATTCTAGTAATAAAACTTAGTTCAGAAATTGTAACATCGCCTTTGTCGTTTTTGATTGGATCTTTCAATTTGTACTGAGGAACTTGCCCTTCATCAAACGTCAAATACCCATCAATAATAGCATCCAAAATATCAGGATATAAACCTTCCAATTCGTCTTTTTTAGCTGGCTTCTTAACCCATTGGTTAATGAAAACTTCTAAATCATTTAATGCTACTTCCTTACTTACTGCTTCACTTGTTTTTTTCATTTCTAGTTAATTTTTGATTGTTAAGTTATTTTCTCTAATTCTCTGTTTCCAGCTAATTTTAGAGTTAAAGTTCCTGCGTTAGTGTCTAACTGAATATCACCGATAGGACGGCCAATTCCTCTGTAAGTTACTCCTGCAATATTACTGATTGACCAAGTACCCATTGAAGGACTTGCTGCCAAAACGTTCAATGATGAGATTTCAGAATCCGAAATCATATCAACTGCAATAGGACCTTCAATACTCCAACGAACTCTATTCAACTGTGACATCATTTGGCCATCTGAGGTAACTTGATTTGCATCATCGTTTCCTCGAATACCACCTCTATCAATAGTGAAGCTTTCGTTGGCTTTTGGGTAGTATCTGTAAGTTCCCGAAATATGTTGACATACGATTTCCGTTACGTCTCCAAAAACAAAATTTGCCATATTTTTTTACTTTAAAAATTAAAATCCTGCGCTTGCAGTTGTACTTTCGATTCTAGCAATTCCTGTACGTTTGTACTTGAAGGCTGTTTCAAATCTGTTTGGATTAGTTCTTGAAATCAACACTTTAACACTAGATTTTGAAAACTCTGGCTCATTGATTAATCCCTTAGAAGCTAAATCCTCAAACATATCGTAAGTTACAGCTTTCCATTCTTTTGGTTTAATGCAACCATCTACATCAACCGCTTGTTCGTCACGAATCAAAGTTTTGTCTTTCAAAAATCTTGTTTCTAATGTGCGATAAGCATCCGATACGTTCCAATCAATATTCAAGTTTCTTGGATAAGAATATTGCAATGGTAACTCTCCACTTGGGTGATAAGTAGAAACCAAATCTTGAATTTGATAAGCACCGTTTACCAACATTACAGTTGAACATCCTTTTTTAACCAAGAAATCACGGTTGTTGTAGTCTTTCATATCACCAATATCTCCGTTTGAAGGAATTGGCATATCAGGATAAGACTGACCGTTTACATCTAAATTTGGTTTGTTTTGGAAAGTTGTAGAGGCTAAGTAAGCAACATTTGCAGCGGCTTCAAATGTAAAACCTTTTGAGTTTGGTGCCACACAAATAACATTTGTAACTTGACTTACTCTTGAAGGATTATCTGTGATTGTAGCTAGTGCTGTTTTGTCTCCGGAAACACTTCCTGTGTAAGCAACAAATGGCTTAAAAATTAAACCGTTGTATCTACCTGTTGGATTTACTTCCAATGGAACCCCATTGAATGCTTCTAACTCATCCAATTGGTCTGCGTAAGGATTAATCACATCTGTAATCCAAGTGTCTCCAAATTGAGATAATGTCGCTGCCAAATCCACAACTCCTGAACCATCCGTTGAGGTTGTTTGTGAATATGAAACACCCGCAGCATTCAATCCAAAATCAATTGCGATATTTAGCTCGGCACTTGTAATCCCTTTCCATTTAGAAGTAATTGTTGCAACACCAACAGCCGAAGTAGCTGTACAAGGCGCACCCAACACGCCATTGATAGCGTCTCTAATTTTCCCTGCAATGATTGTTGGAGTGTCACCAATTGCAACTGAATAAGAATAGCTTTGAAAATCCAATGAAGTTCTACCGTTTACAACTACTGTGTGAGTAGCATTTGCTGTAGCCGTTCCTGTAACTGTCCAAGCTCTAACTGTAGCTGTAGCAGCACCATTAGTAATTTGTGGAAAAACGATTGTTGGAATTCCACCAACACCTTCACCGCTTTTTGGTCGAAGGATTCTCATAATTGAGTGAATTGGAGAACCGTAACCGTAAAGTGTAGCCGCTTCATCCGCAGAAGTAACTTCTCTCTTTGTTACAGTTAATCCCGCTTGATTTGCGGTGTTAGCCTCTCCAAAAACAGCAATAATATGTGGCAAGTTTTGGGTATCGTTATTGGAAAAATACTTTTTAATATCATATCCACTAACTCTTGAAATTCTATCAAGCCCAACTGCCGTTGAAATTGTAGCCATATTGTTAATTTTTTAATTGTTAAATACTAATTGAAATCCTTTGTCAGTCGAATCTAACGTCACTAAAGTATCATTTCCTAATAACGGAATACCAGTCCATAAATCTTGATTCTCTTGAATTCTTACTGAAAAGATTAACCTACCGTAGCGAATATATCTTGCATCGTAGTTTGAGTGATTCCCAAAATTTGAAAAGTCAATGTCAAATTTAAAACTCTCAACATACTTTCCTCCTATTACTCCTGGAGGTAATCCTAACGTTTGGTATTTACCACTTGCTAGAATATACCTAACCATACCCATATAAAGAAAAGCTTTATCTCTTGCTACTAAGCTTGGTTGCATTGTCGGAGTTCCGTAACCACTTGCAAAAACATCTATTACGTAAGTTGTATCTCCTTGTGAATCTCTTTGTGTAAAACCTTTGTAATCCGACCCAGCAAGCATTACAGTAATCATTACATCTTCTGATTTATCAAAAGGCTCTTGTCGTTCTAAAAAAACCCCAAAGTCACTTGTAAATCCTTGTAACGCTTTTTGATTTGTTAGCTCTAAAAGCAAAATCTCTCCAATTCTATTCTGAACGATTTCAAAACCTTGTCTTGGTATTGTTTCTGTAATTATTGCCATAATCTAAAGTTTGTAATCGCCTAAAATCAAACAAATCATTCCAAGGGTTTCATCAGGAAAACTTTCTCTAACTACATAGTTTTTAACCTCTCCTGAACTATCCTTGAAACTTACTAAATGTCGAACTAAAGCAATCTCTTTATTTGCGTTTCTTACTGGATAGCCATTCGCCACCAAGACATCTTCGTCTATGGTGGCTCTGGCATTTTTACTATTCACTTGGTTTCCGTCAGAATCAAATGAAATATGGTGTTTAACCGCCCATCCTGTTATTTGAATAACTAAGCTTCCATCTGGAGTACTTAGTTCAATGTCTTCTAGTGAACCCGTTTGATTAACGTAGCGTTTTACGTCACGCTTTATGATATTCAAAAAAGGAAGTGGCATAGGTTACTTTTTAGGATTTTGCTTCTGAATCTTTTTCAGCTTTTGCTTCGGCTTTCTTTTGAGATTCTGCATCAGCTTTAGCTTTTGCTTCGGCTGCCGCTTTTTCTTTATTAGAAAGCTTAACTTCTTCAATGAAACCAGCTTCTACTAATTCATCAGCAGGACTTGTAAGTTGAGATTCTTCAACTACATCTCCACATTTTGCAACAACATTATTTTTTAAACAATGTGCAATAACTAAGATTTTATACTTTGCCATAATAAATTAAGATTAAGCTAATACTTTCATTGTGTAAATCTTGTCAATTGTTGTTGGAACAACTAACGGTGCAGAAGTCAACTCTAATGTTGAACTCAAAGTTCTTCTATCGCTGTAAGCTCTCAACAAGAAATCTTTCTCTACAATAGTTGGAACCATTTCAGTAACACCTCCTACAGTTGACATTGCTTCTGCCGGTAAAGCACCAAAAACAGTTTTTCCTTGGAAATCTGTTGGCACCATAACAACGTTACCTTGATCTAAATAGTAAACGATGTTTCCTGCTGCATCTTCGTAAAACTCATTGTAAGTCCAAATGTTTACAACAAAATCTCCAGCTGCTAAACGACCTTGGTAAGCCATTCCTGTTGCTTCTGCAAATTCTGGCATACCTACATCGATACGCTCGATTCTACGGAAGTCAGCCATAGTTTTCACTTGTGTAGTTTCAATAAATGCAGAAAAAGCGGCATCTCTCATTACTACATTTACTGAAGCTAAACCTCCTGATTTACCAACTTCTCTAAGGAATTTTAATCCTTTTTGAATATCTGTAATAGGAGTTGCTGTAGCGGCTACTGACCAATAATCTCCAGCAGTATCAACGTTTACAATTGAAGCGGCTTTACGTTTGTAATCGATGTTGTCACCGTTTTTAACTTTAACAATACCTGTTTGCAATACGTCAGCTTGTTGGATTCTAATTGCACGCATAATTTCGTCTTTATTAGACATTACAGCTTCCAAAGCGTTGTCACGCATTAATTTGTTTGCTGTAGCGTTTCCAGTAACTCCAAATGCAGCAGTTGTCAAATAGACGTCCTCTTTTGAGTAATCGTAATCCAACTTGTAGTAAGGAGGTAGGTATTTTTTCTCAGTTGTTACAGAAAGTTTTCTTTTGCTACCTTCAGCGAAACGTTGAACATCAACAGCCGCTTTTGCAGTACCTCTTCTTACTGTAATAT